GTTGCCATTTATATCCTTGTTATGCTGAATAAGATACGCCTGAAGCTGAACCAGTTGTTGAAGTGTTCAATCCAGTTTGTAAAGCAGATGTGCCTTTTTTAGAAGCTAATTTCTTTTTCTTCTTAATATCTTTATCGGCTGTTACTAATTCAATAGGTTTTTCCACTGCTTCCACTGCTTGTGACACCACTTGACGGGGTGCTTGCATTATAGGTGCTGGAGCAGGTGCTCTTGCTGACATACACATAGTATTATTTTATCCTCTCTTGTAATGTATTAATGAATCGTACTACATTCCTTTGACCTGCTTTAAAATATACTGTCTTAGTATCATCTTTTAATTCAGGTGACTTCTCAGGATATAGTTTATTCAATAGCTTTACCAAGTCTTCTGACTTATGAGGTAAAACTAAATCTTCTTTTTCGTCCATATTATTCTTCTAAAAAGGGCACTTTAGTTCCATAACTTGCCCGTTGTAGCTCCTTTGTTATATTCAGTTGCTCTGTTCTCAAAGAAATTAGCGTGTTCAACTCCATTTAATACCCAATCTAACCACCCTAAAGGGTTCTCTTTAACACCATAATTAGGTTTTAATGATAGCTGAAGCAGTCTTCTATCCGCTATATATCTTATATATTTCTTAACTTCATCAGAAGTAAGTCCTCTTATACCACCCATTTCAAAAGCTAAATCAATGAATTTATCTTCTAATTCCACCATATCTCTAGCTGTTTGATAGATAGTTTTCTTAAATTTATCTCTCCATATTTTAGGGTTCTCTTTAATTAATGTTTTAAATAATTTTATCATACTCTCAACGTGGTGTGTCTCATCTCTAATACTCCAAGTTACTATCTGACACATACCTTTCATTCTTCCATATCTTTGAAAGTTAAGTAGCATAACAAATGAAGCAAATAACTGTAAGCCCTCACCAAATGCAGAGAAACAAGCTATGTCTCTAACCAAACCTTCTACTCCTTCTCCTTTATCTTTAAATAAATAAGTATGTTTATCCGCCATTTCTTTATATTCTTGAAAGGCTTTAAAATCTAATAGTGATGGTTCACCAAGAGTATCATTAAGTAATGAATAAGCGTGAGCGTGATTAGCTTCACTGGTAGCAAAAGAAGACAACATCATTCTAACTTCAGGTGATTTGAATTTAGGAATATACTTATCTAAATATGCTTTAGCTATATCTACATCACCTTGAGTAAAGAATTTTAATATTTGATTTATTAAATTTTTCTCTTCTTTTGTTAAGCGTTCATTCCAATCTCTTATGTCTTCGTGTAATGGTACTTCACTAGGAAGCCAGTGCATTTTTTGCATCGTTCCATAAGATTCAAAAGCCCATTCATAATCAAATGGTTTGTAATAATTTCTTTCTTTAAATAAACTCATCGTGTTAATAATTCAATCCCTTCTATAATAACAATAGCTAATAATAATAATGCTAAAATTGTATGATATATAGTCCATAATATAGTTTGTTTATCCTTATTAACATAGATTACCTTTTTATCATTAGTGTATTCTACTTGTATAACATCAGGAGTTTTATCATTTTCTTTCATTATCCCTCACACGCTAAACAATCTGCATCAGGAATAATCTCCCTTTTAATTTTTTGTGATACTAACTCTGCTCTTTTAATTGCTTCAGAACGACAGTAGTAAAGAGTTTTTAATTTACGTTTCCAAGCTAACATATGTATATCGTGTAGTTCTTTTATATCTACATCAGCAGGAACGAATACATTTAAACTTTGTCCTTGACAAATAAATTGTTGTCTATCTGCGGCGTGTTCAATAACCCATTGTTGATTAATTTCAATCGCAGTTTTAAAAACATCTTTTTCATAATCAGATAATTCTTTTAAATGTAATACTGAACCTCTATTAGCTACAATAGTAGACCATACTTCCTCAGTATTAATACCTTTCTTCTCTAATATTTTTTCTAAAAATTTATTCTTAACCAAGAAAGAACCTGACATTGTTTTCTGAACATAAGCATTAGCTCTATAAGGTTCTATTGATGGTGAAGTTGTACCACAAATAATAGATGAAGAAGCATTAGGTGCGATAGCTAATAAATGTGCATTACGCATACCAGTCCCTTCCATATCAGGAGCTTCACCTCTTTTAACAGCTAAACTTTTTGATTCAGCTACAGCTTGTTCTTTTATTTTTTTAAATATTTGGAGATTTTTTGCTTTGGCTAAAGCAGATTCAAACGGAATGTTTTGTGATTGTAAGTAAGCGTGAAAACCCATAGTACCTAGACCAATACTTCTCTCATTGTTAGCACTAAATCTAGCTTTGAATAATTCATCAGGTGCGTAGTCAATGAAATGTTGTAGTACATTATCTAAGAAGCGAATAATATCAGGAATAAATAAACTATCTTTTTTCCATTCCTCATATTTTTCTAAGTTAAGGGAAGATAAACAACAAACGGCTGTTCGTGTTTCACTTGTAGGTAGGGTTATTTCAGTACAAAGATTAGAGTGCTTGACACTTAATCCTAAATCTTTTTGTTGCTGTGGTAGTCCTTCATTTATAGTATCAATAAAACAAACATAAGGCTCACCAGTAGACACACGATTCTCTAAAATTTTTTGCCACAAATCTCGTGCTGATATTGTGCGTACTTTTTCTTTTGTATGTGGGTCTATTAAATCCCAACTATCATCATAGGTAGGTTCTTTAATACAGTTATCTATAAGTTCCATAAATTTATTAGGAACATTTACCCCGTGATGTAGGTTTAAACATTTTCTATGTATATCACCACCACTAGGTTTTCGTATATCTAAAAATTCTAATATCTCAGGGTGTGATATATCCATATAAGCGGCATAACTTCCTCTTCTAGTTTTACCTTGTGAGAAAGCTAGTATTTCAGAATCAACAACGTGCATAAAAGGAATGACACCTGAACTCTGACTTCCACCTGAAGTTAAAGTTCCATCAGACCTAACGTGTCCCCAGTAGCCACCAATTCCACCACCAACAGAAGCTAACCAAGCGTTCTCTGTATAGTGTTCAGCTAATTCACCTCTACTATCTCCAACATAATTTAAAAAACAAGAGATAGGCATACCTCTTTTAGTTCCTGCATTACTTAATATAGGAGTAGAAAACATAAACCAAAGATTAGATACATACTCATACATTCTTTCAGCCATCTCTTCATTATCAGAAAAGGCTTGAGATGCTCTCATAAAAGCGTCTTGAGGAGACTGCTCATCAGGTAATAAATATCTATCCTTTAAAGTAGTCTTGCCGAAATCGGTTAGTAAATTATCTTTATTGTAGTCCATTATTTTTTATCTTTAAACTGGTCTACATTAGGTGTGTTGTTTGCTATATCATCTAAGAATTTTTCTGTTTCTTTATCTATCGGTTCTAATTCATCTTGTAATTTTTCTGATTCTGTTTTTTCTTCTGTGACTGGAACAAGAATTTCTACACCTTCATAGCCGTGTGTAATATAATGTTTAGTTTCTTTTTTCATTTTCTTCTTTCCAAATATTCTAGTCCAACCTTCTTTATATTTTTCAGTTGGTTGATGTATAGGATTTCCTGCCATATTACGATTCTTATTATTGTAATTATATTTGTCCGCCATACATTTTAATCCAACCTTGTGATTCTATTTTCCATTGTATATCTTCTTTACTTTTATAGTTCTCCATATCTTTAACTTTAAAAAATCCCGCATCAGGTTGATGAAGTTCTGACATTATAACTTTATGTGTTTTAACCAAATCAACTGTAGGTTCATCAAAATCGTGAGCAATAGTATTAAGAACTAATTTTTTAATTTCTCTTGCTTTTGTTACATAATGATATGCGTGAGTTTTAATATCTTTTTTTGTTGTGATTGCTGTAGCAAAATCAATACCATTATATGCTTTCGCATAACTGTTATGACTTATTGCTAAACTAGAACCACTTGATAATATTGCAAATTCACTACACCCACTTAGTAAACTAAATAGGATTGTAAACTTTAATATCTTTTTCCCTGTCCATCGTAACATATTTTATTTTTCCTTCAGGTTCAAATTGTTTTAAAAAATCAAAGACAATAGTCTTATCAAAATCTTTGCAACTGTAAACATCTAGTTGTAATAATGCAGGGACAACTTCGTCCCAACAATGTAACGAAATATGAGAAGTCTGTAATAAAGCAAAACCTGTTAGTCCACTATAGCCTTTTACATCTACATAGTGAGCAATCGGTTGCCCTAATCTTTTCATACCAATAGCTGATACTAATTTTCTTAACCACTTTCTTACGAAACGAATATCTTTAGGTGGTTTTTTAATATCAGCTCTAATAATTAAATGATTATGTTTAACCATTTTTATATAAACCTTTTTGCATTTCTTCAGCTTTTTCTTCAGCAGTTTGACCAGTGAGTTTTAATTTTACTTCACCTTTTCCCTGAGTCTCTTGCTCTATTAATAAATTAATATATTGTATAGCTTTTTTTAAATCACCTAACTGTTCTTCTTTAGTTTTGTGCTTATGTCTCCATCTACATATATATTTAATAGCATTACCTTCAGCATACGGAATTTCATTCTGCATAATAAAAGTAATCGGTTCTATTTTAAACCTAAAGTAATGCGGGGGGTGTTTTATTATATCCGCCATAATTTCACCTTCCCAGTCTTCTTATTATATTCTTTATGTCTAAGAATATGTGCAACTCTAGCTTGTTGTAGAGCTTCTTTTTTAGTATAACCTTTAGCCTTATAAGCTCCAACAACGATTTTCCATAGGTCTAAAAGGGGTACATTAGTATACCTCTTAATCATTTTCTCAGCAGTTTTAACTCCCACATTTGGTAGTCCTGAGTACCCATCGGTACTATCTCCCGCTAAGGTTTGTATCATAAACCAATAGTCAGCTAATCTTTGAGGTATATTTTCAACTGTTTCCCCATCTCTACTTACTTTAGCAGGTATCTGTCTCATATCTTTATCAATAGAAACAATAATCCTATCTTCTGTAGGGTGTGGTTCAGTTGCCATTATACCCATAACATCGTCAGCTTCTAAATTTTTCCACATAACTC